CTCATAGTCTCATCTTCTAATACTATGTGATCTGTTGCAGTTGCACCAGTTGTTCCAGTTTCAGGTGCAATACCTCCGTTTACTACAGAAACTTTTGCTGTGACACCACCACCATTTGTATTTGTGTCAGTAAAAGTTAAATCATCACCAATCGCATAACCTGTACCTGCATCATCTATTAATATTTCTGTAATACCACCTGATCCTATATTATCAACCTGTATAACTGCTGATGTACCAGCGCCTGTTAAAGTAATGGAATCTTCTATGCTTAATAAACCACCATCATTTGTTATTGAAACTATATTAGGTATACCAGTAACAGTTGCTTTAATAAAAATGTCAGATGTATCAGATTCAGTACCTCTAATTTCTTCACCTGTAACAAACGTTCCTGTAATTGTCTCACCATTTATAATAATCTCTGATACTTCATTAATACCAATTTGAAATTTAAATATATTTTCTACAATCGCTGTTGCGCCAGATGTTTGACCTGTAATTGTTCTACCTATCAAACCTGATGTATCACCAACTGTGCCTATTGCTCTTAAAACTTTTTTAGTATCAAATTGACCATCTGATACTCTTAACATTTGCTCTCTAGGATAAATTGTTTCGGAATCTATATTAAATAAAAATCTAAAAAATAATTCATGCCCTCTTTGTGTACCTTTTGATCTATAAACAGATTTAATATTTTTAATTAATTTTCTTTTGTCAACATTTTCGTCTAAAGTCTCTGGTAAAGTGTTTAAAAACTCATTTCTAAATTTTGTTAAAAAGTTAGATATTGCTTTATCAGGATCACGGAAGTTTAATAAGTCCTGTATATTGTTTACAGGATTTGGTTTATAATTAGATATTGTTGCTCTTGCGCCTGATGTACCACCTGTGATAATTTCGTCTTGTACAAACTTATCTTGTGCTGATATGAATAATCTATTACTAACTAAATCTTCTGATAAGACTGTTGCAGTTGCGTTTGAAGTAGAACCTGTAACTATTTCACCTCTTTCAAATTTACCAAAACCAGTATCTTCTAAAAGTATCTTATCACCAGCGTCAAGTGATGTTCTATCTGTATCTAACTTTGATGCGTTTAATACTAAATTATTTTCTTGCGCTGTTTCTGTTTCTAATTGAATACCATCTGTTAATTCTATATTATCCAGAGTAATCTCTGCCGACTCCATAAATCTATAATATGTTTTTACAAACTCTAAAAATTTAGGGTGATCGTTAAGTACAAACTCTGGTACTTGTTGATTTACAAGGTTAGTTATTTTTTTGGTGAACTTTGCCATTAGTAACTACTTGTTGTTGTGTATCCTACTCCTGCGTCAGCAGAACCTCCAACAAAAGCATCAGCCGTTACTGTAATAGACGAATTGGCAGTATCTATTTCTAATATCTGATCTCTTACCGGAACTACATCATTTGAAGTTGGTACTACTGTTAATTCTATTTTAGATGATGCTGCGCCTCTAATATTTTCTACACTTAATACACTCAAAGAGTTTATTGTTATTGCGCCAGTATCATAATCAATTGTACCTTGTGTGTTATTAGCATATATTCTAGTAGAGCCAGACAAACTATATCGTCTAACATTACCTTGACCATCATCATCTAAAAAGAAAACTGTAGAACTATCGCCTGATATTTTAAAACCAGAACTTTCCAATATACCACCAGCAGCTGTGTTATGACCAGAGTGTGGATTATATAATGCATTTCTAAAGTAAATATCATATCTAGTTGATGAGGCTAATGTAGGTGTAAAATCTTTTCTTATTTTTAATGTTGTAATATTAGATAAAATAGAATTATCTGTACCATCAATTAAACTTGAAAGTTTTGAGAATCTAAACACACCATCAAATTGAGATAGTGTATTTGTGTTGTAATTTGTAATAGTTGTTAATACATCTGATTTTAGAGTAGTAAAAGTTTTTGTAGTCGCCTTTTCATCAAATTTTATATTAGATGTTAATAATATTTTTGTAATTTCTGGATCAACAATTTCTGGTCTTACAGATGCAACATTATATTTTTGTAATTGTGTAACTATATCATTTTTAGTTGTATTTGTTAAAGTAGAACCTGATGCTGCTTTAATCGCTATCTTAACTACACCGTAAATAGCAGTTTCATCATCTTCACCACCCCATGCTGATACTGATTGAGCATTTGGATAAATTGATCTAACTAAACTCTCATAGTCACTTGTAGTTACTGCTCTGTCTTGTGCAGAGAATTGTAAAGGTGCATTGTATCTAATAGATTCTTTTGATTGAGCCTCTGCGCCACCTTGAGCACTTGAAACTGTTGATATGGATACATCAGTAAAACCACCAATGTTAGTTGATAATGTAAATGCACTAGCGCCATTTGCCTCTGTTTTATTTGATACAATATATTCTAATATAACAATATTACCATCTGATAATGATGCACCTAATACACCATCACCAAAATAAACTTCAAACTTACCATCTTCCATCTCCTGTAAAAAATAAACTTTTGAAGTTGATGATAAACTAGTTACTCCAGTTGCTAATGAGTATGTACTTGTTGTTGTATCAGTAGCGGAATTTTGTACAGATACTTTTAAAGTTGATGTATCTGCATCAACACTTGGTATAATAAATCTTTGGTCAACGTCTGTACTGTCTACTGTATATTTAAATGTTACAAGTGTTCCTTCGTATAATGATAAGTTAGAAAACTTATAAACACCATTTAATGGTGTCATTGTTTCTGATGCATTAGTAACAAACTGATATGTTTCACCATCTACCGTTGTCGTAAATGCTGTACCTTTAGCTGCAGTTACAGTGGCTGGACTACCAGTTACATTATTAAGTGTAACATCAATAGTTGCCACAGGTGACTTTGGTGATGTAGGTGTGTAACCTAACATCTTTGCTATTGATACAATATTTTTTCTAATGTCAGCGCTATCTAGGTACATTTCGTTTGCCAACATATTGGCATTGAAACCTAGGTAGTGTGTATTGTAGGCAAGTAAATCTAGTAAGATAGCAAAACCAGAACCTTCAAAGTCATAGTCTTGGAATTCTGATTGATCTTGTAAAAATGATTTTAGATTTGCTTTTATATCGTCAAAATCAAAATCTGAAACTTGTAATTTATTGCTTGCCATCTTATCTTAATCTTTCTAAAAATGTTTCTACTATAATTGGGTTTTGTATTCCTATAACATAAAATTTAATTGAAAGTCTATATGCATTTCTATCAATATCAGGATCAGCAATAATCTGTGTTATCTTTGCTCTTGGCTCAAAATTATTTAAAACTTCTTCTACTTTTCTTTGTAAGTTAAGAGCAGTCAATGGTGTCATTGGTTCAAATAACATCGCTCTAACATTACCACCTAACTCTGGGTGAAAAGGTCTCTCAAAGTGATTGGTGTTAATTAAATTTCTAACACTTCTTTTAACAGCCTCCACATCAGTAAGTTTGTTCACATCATTTGTAACAATATTTCTACCAAAATCTAAATCTAAATCTTTATAGATTCTAGTAGCACGACTACTATTATTAGATGTGTTCTCTGTACTATAACTGGCCATAACAATATTTATACACGATTAACCAGAGTTTACGTTAGAACTTCCAGTAGAGGCAGCATTAGGTACCCAACTACCATGACCACCAGTGGCGTCACCTACTCTATGAATAGCAATACTGTTAACTCTAACAGTAGAACTACCCGCTACCGCAGGATCACCACAACTCGTTGTATCACCAACTCTTATTGAAGCCGCACTATTAATACGAACATTTGGTGATCCTCCAGTGTATGCCGTTTGATGAAAGGGGTTAGGTGTCGGACTTGCGTGTCCTGCATGAACATCTAAACCTGATCTAACACATGCTGGCATTATTTTCCTTGTGAGTTATAAACCTTAAACGATCTTTTACGAGATTTGTTCATAGAACTCATTTTTACTCTTTTACTGTTACCTTGAGAAGTCTTTTTTGGCATTCTTTCATGCGCTATAAATGATTTCGCTAATTTTGCCATTATCTACTTGCCTCTTTTGCTGCTCTTAATGCTGCTTTTCGTTTATCTGCGATTATTGCTTGTCTAATTTTACGACCCATTGGTATTTCTACAGATTGACTGATTTGTTTACCTTTTTTACTTACATATTCTACGCTAATAAACCTATCTTTATAATCACCTTGTACAGCTCTAACTGCTTTCTTTAAACTTGTTTGTTCAGTATCTTTTTCATCACCATTTTCGTTCCAAAATGTAAATTTTCTCATCTTTGCCATAATATTTTATGCTCCATTAAATAAATCTTCGTTGTTTGTTATTTTTTCTTCTTTTTCTTCGTGCCGACAATTACCACAACACTTAATTTCGCCGTTACCATCGTAATCTTTCATACAATCGCCGCCGCAGTGACAGTCGTGTCCACAATTTTGACAATATTTTTCCATATTACTATTTATCTTAAAATTTACAGGCCATTTTTCCACTTCGTAGATTCGTTTCTGTCAAATTTTCTATATTTTCTAACGCCGAATCGCCTATTTTCTCTAAATCTGGCCTAATTTTACAAGATTTTACGCAACCAGAACAAAAGGCGAACAAAAAAAGTAAAAAAGTCAAGTAAATCAACCCTTTTTTAACCAAAATAATTTGCTTTTTACCCATTTTTTACTGTACTAATGTATTTATCCTGATATATTAGCTAGTATATGATAAACAAAAACATAAAAAACAATAATATGACGATAGTTAGAAATATCTCATATAAACAAATAGAAAAAATAAACAAAAAATTAAAAGAAGTTATTGAAGTTGACAATACACTTTTAAGTATGATTGATATTAATATGAAAAACGCAATTAATAAAATCATTAACAATTATAAACTAAAACAACGATAAGGATAAAACACTATGATACTACAAGAAATG